TGCTGCCCTCAAGGCTGGGCACGTCACACAGGCCGATGTCGACGCATGGCCGCCCCGCTGGCGCCAGATCGGCATCACGCAGGGCTATCTCGACGCAGACGGCACGCTGCGGTTCAGCAAAGAGGGCACGCAATGATGGCCACCGAGAGCCGCAGATCCGATGGCAGGCGGCACGACACCGGGCTCGAGCGTCCGCAACGCCCCTGCCCCCGCGATTTCCGCGACCGCTTCCTCGAGATGGGGCACTCGAAGGAACTGATGGAGCATTACCGCACCAACTGGCGCGTGATTGCACGCTGGATCGAGGAATCGGGCGGCGACGAACTGCGGGCCGCGCGCAGCCGGATCACCGGTTGCCCGGTGCGGCCGCATCGCAGGTCCGACCGGGCCAAGCGGTATGTCATGGGGCTGCGGCTCAACGGAGGAACGAAATGACCTGGATGAAGAAAATCGACCGAACCAAATTCCCGCGCGAAGGGATGGTGGTTTCTACATGGTCCAAAGATAGCCGCGAATGGATTTGCGCCATTTTCCCGCAAGCCGATGTCGATTGCGATCCCATGGCAATCGGTGGCGGGAAAGACCCGGTCGAGGCAATGCTGGACGCGTGCGTTCAACTTGGAGCCCTGGCTGACACCGGCGAGTGGGCCGGGGATATCGCTGAGACGAGCGGGGATTGAAGCGATGAGACCTCAGCCGCCGACGCGCCTGCTCGACCCGCTGGAACTCACGGAAATTTTCGTGCCGGACGACGAATTGCGCGCATGGGTGTTCGAGACGTTCATCAATGCCAGTGCTTCGCTCGAGAACATCGACCACGCCCATTTGCAGGATGCGGCTATCGGCTTCCTGTGGACGAACTGCGACAACAGCCGGAACATGAGGACGGTGCTTGGCCAGGCCGAACTGATGCCTCCGATGGCGATGGGTAAATGGCAGAAGGCGAGAGCGATGCAGCAGATTCAGGAATGGTTTGGCGATGTGCCGGATTTCCTGATCACATTCCACGCTGGTGCGGCCGCGAGCATGGATGACCCATCTTTCTGCGCGCTCGTCGAGCACGAGCTCTACCACTGTGCGCAAAAGCTTGACGATTACGGGATGCCCAAGTTCAGCCAGGACGGTTCGCCGTCGTTCTGCATCAGGGGCCACGATGTCGAGGAGTTCGTCGGCGTCGTGGCGCGCTACGGAGCAGATGCCGCTGGCGTGTCTGCCATGGTCGATGCCGCGAATGCGGGTCCGACGATCGGGCGTGCATCGATCGCAGGCGTGTGTGGCACTTGCCTGCGCGCCGTAGCATGACGGACACTTGACCATGGCAGCAAAGAAACCATCACTCCCCGATGAGGTAAAGCGCTTCATTATCAACGCCTTGGCCGCTTTCGACACTCCTAGCCAAGTCGCTGCCGCCGTCAAGGACGAGTTCGGCATTGAGGTTTCGCGTCAAGTCGTAGAGGCGCACGATCCCACCAAGCATGCCGGGCGCAATCTCGCACCGAAATGGCGAGAGATGTTTGGGGCCGCGCGGACGGCTTTTATCAGCGATGCTACACAGGTTCCGATCGCACATAGATCGACCAGGCTGCGGGCGCTACACCGCATGGCACAGGCGGCTGAACGGAAAGGCAATTACCCCCTCGCCGCGCAACTGCACAAGCAGGCCGCCGAGGAAATGGGCAACGCGTTCACCAATCGCCGCGAGATCACTGGCAAGGATGGCAAAGATCTGCCCGCCACTGCGCCCGCCGTCGCGATCTTTGCGCTGCCGGACAATGGAAGGGATGGCCCGGCCTCCGAATGAACGCCATCGCACACATTCAACCTGGCATAGGTCACAACGGCGGCCCGCAGATAACCGCTGAAACGATCAAGCCGCAGCCCGGCCCGCAAACCGCGTTCCTCTCGTCACCCGCTGACATCGCGATCTACGGCGGCGGCGCAGGTGGCGGAAAAACCTGGGGCCTGCTGATGGAGCCGCTGCGGCACATCGGCAATTCCGGTTTTGGTGCCGTGTTCTTCCGGCGCTCGACAGTCCAGATTCGCAACGAAGGCGGTCTGTGGGACGAGAGCGCGGTGCTATATCCGCAGGTCGGTGGTGACCCTAAGGAGCACACGCTGTCCTGGGCGTTCCCAAGCGGCGCATCGGTCAGCTTTGCACACCTTGAACATGATAAGACCCGGTTCAACTGGCAGGGTTCGCAGATCCCGCTGATCTGCTTCGATGAGCTGACGCATTTCAGCGCGGTGCAGTTCTGGTACATGGTCAGCCGCAACCGATCGATGTGCGGCGTGCGACCTTACATCCGCGCGACATGCAACCCCGACGCCGATAGCTGGGTTGCCGATCTCATTTCGTGGTGGATCGATCAGGATACTGGCTTGCCGATTCCTGAACGCGCCGGGGTGCTGCGCTGGTTCGTGCGCGTCGGCGAAGACTTGCGCTGGGCCGATGATCCGGCAGACCTCGAGCAATACACGATGCTCAACGAGGCGGGCGAAAGCGTTCCGATTCCGCCAAAGTCCCTGACGTTCATCCCGGCCAAGCTGACCGACAACAAGGCGCTGATGGCGGCCGACCCGGGATACATGGCCTCCCTGCTTGCCCTGCCCATGGTCGAGCGCGAGCGGTTGCTGGGTGGCAACTGGAAGATCAGGCCCGCTGCCGGCCTGTACTTCCAGCGGTCATGGTGCCGCGTTGTGGATGCCATTCCGGCAGGAACCGTGTTCGGTCGCGGATGGGACTTGGCCGCGACGCCGCGCAGTGCCGACACCCCCGATCCCGATGCGACGAGCGGCACGAAAATTGGGCGGATGCCGGATGGCCGCTACATCGTGGTCGATAACGTCAATGATTGCCTGTCGCCTGCTGGCGTCGAGCGGCTGCTCAAGAACACCGCAAGCCAGGATGGCAAGGCCTGCACCATTTCGCTACCGCAAGACCCTGGGCAGGCTGGCAAGAGCCAGGTGGCCAACATGAAGCTCGCGCTGGCTGGCTACACCGTGCGATCATCGACCGAAACCGGGGACAAGATAACCCGGTTCAGCCCATTCTCTGCGCAGGCCGAGGCGGGCAATGTCGACGTGTTGCGCGGCGAGTGGAACGAGCGCTGGTTTACGGCGCTTGAAGGCTTCCCCACTGCCAAGCACGATGACGACGCGGACAGCACATCGCGCGCGTTCGATATCGTCGCGCTGCCGATCGGATACGCCTACGACCTGTCCAACGCCCTCTAGACGGCGGTAACACCCGGGCACGATCCAGCATACCCCTGCATCATGGGCAAAGTGCTGAACCTCATCGACCGCCTGCAGAACGCCATCGCAGGGACAGGCACAGGCCGCGACCCCCGAACGGCGAACACCTACACCGCCGTTCCGATGACGCAGCACCAGATCGCGCAGGCCTATTCCGGCTCACCGCTGATGCGCAAGATCGTGCAGATTCCTGCCATGGACATGGTGCGCGAATGGCGTGAGTGGAAGCTGGAGTCGGAACAGATCAGCGCGGTCGAGGCGCTCGAGAAGCGGCTGATGATCCGGCAGAAGGTGCGCCAGGTCGAGGTGCTGCGCGGCATGGGCGGTGGTGCCCTTATCCTCGGCCTGCCCGGAAACCCGAGCGAGCCCGCACCCGCCAATATCGGCCGCGACCAGCTCGCCTACGTCAACGTCGTCTCGCGCTGGCATCTGTCGTTCAGCAAGTATCAGGAAGACGCGCGAGAGCCCGGCTATCTCGATCCGGTCATGTGGACGCTCACCGGTCAAGGCGGCCAGCAGACGCTCCACCCTTCGCGCGTGATTCCGTTCCGCGCCGATACCACCGCCTCGCTGGCTATGATCACCTATGCCGGCCACGACGCCTATTGGGGCGAGAGTACTGTCCAGCAAGTGCTTGATGCGGTTGCCGACAGCGACAGCGCCCGCGCCTCGTTCGCAGCCCTTATGCACAAGGCCCGGACCCTGCGCATTGGCATCCCGCGGCTGATGGAGCTCGCCTCGACGCAGACCGGCACCGATCAGGTGGCGGCGCGCATGTCGATCCTTGCCATGGCCGAGAGCATCCACAACGCCTTCATCTACGACGCAGGCGATGGCGAGGGCAAAGGCGGCGAGAAGATCGACGACAGCAGCTACAGCTTTGCCGGGGCCAAGGACATCCTCAACAGTTACGGCGAGTTCGTCGCGGCCGTCTCCGACATTCCGGCCACCCGCCTGCTGGGCCGCGCACCGGAGGGCATGAACAGCAGCGGCGAGAGCCAGCAGACCGACTGGAACAAGAAGATCCGGGCAATGCAGGAACTCGACCTTGCGCCATGCCTGGAGCGATTCGACCGCTACCTGCTGCAATCCGCGATCGGCAGCGTTCCCGATGGGCAATGGTACGAATGGGCGCCGCTCGACATGCCCGACCAGAAGGCCGAGGCGGAACGACGCAAGGCCGAGGCCGAGACGATCAAGATCATTCAGGAAACCGCGACCATCCCCGACCGTGCCTTTGCGCAGGCGGTGCAGTCCTGGGCCATCGATGAGGGCATGTGGCCCGAGCTTGAGGCTGCGCTCCTGCCGCTCTCCGACGATGAGCGGTATGGGCTCGAGCAGGCTGACCCGAGCGATGATGATCTTGGTGGTCTAGAGGAAGGAGGTGATCCGATATCTCGCGGCGGCGCAGGCGACGACGATCTGCGCCGGGCGGCCAATGATGCGCAGGCATTGCAGGATGCCACCCCGCGCCCGCTCTACGTGCACCGCAAGCTGCTCAACAGCGGCGACCTGATCGCATGGGCCAAGGCGCAGGGCATTGCGACCACGATCGATGGCAGCGACATGCACGTGACCATCGCGTTCAGCCGCCAGCCAATCGACTGGCTCAAGGTCGAAGCGAACGACTGGAACGAGGAAAAGGACGGCACGCTGGTCATCAACCCCGGTGGCCCGCGCCTGGTCGAACGGCTCGGCAAGGATGGCGAGGCCGTTGTGCTGCTGTTCGGATCGTCGCGCCTCGCATGGCGGCATGAACAGATCCGCAATGCCGGTGCATCGTGGGATTGGCCCGAATATCAGCCGCACGTGACGATTTCCTACAACGCGCCCGAGGTCGATGTCGATGCGATCGAGCCCTATCGCGGCGTGCTGCGGTTCGGCCCGGAGATTTTCGAAAGTATTGATGAAGACTGGCGGGCGAAAATCGAGGAAAGCTGATGCTTAGTGTTTGCGCAAAAACGGCGGAAATGCTAGGTAAATTGCGGCTCGACGGATGCTACCAACACGCCGCCGAGCCTGACCACAACCGCATACGAGGTGCGTTCATGGCTAATAAGCCCCTACCTGATGCAGAATTGCTGCGTCAACTACTCCGCTACGAACCCGAAACCGGAAAGCTGTTTTGGCTTGTTCGTAAGCCATGCCATTTCGCCATTGGCGTGATGAGCCCCGTGCGCAAAGCAGCGGCTTGGAATGGCCGCAACGCAGGCAATGAGGCTTTTACCGATATAGGCAACCACGGGTATTACCACGGCTCAATCAACGGCAGGCTGTATTTGGCGCATCGGGTCATCTGGGCAATCCAAACAGGCAGTTGGCCAGAGGCAGACATTGATCATATCAACGGTGTGCGAAGCGATAATCGGTGGTCCAATCTCCAATCAGTTAGCCATGCGATGAACCTGCGCAATGCCGCTGGCAAAAGCTGTAATACGAGCGGCGTGACCGGCGTTAGCTGGCGACCCACTCGGGGCAAGTGGCGCGCTCGGATCATGGTCGACGGCAAAGAAACCACTCTGGGCCACTTCTCTGATTTTCAGGATGCGGTAGCAGCAAGGCAATCCGCATTGATGGATCATGGGTTCAGCGCTCGCCATGGACGATTGACCTGATGGCGTCCTTCGACCTGGCAGACATGACGCGAAGGGCGCGCAATCCCCGCCGCCTCGTCATTATCCTGCGCCCGATCACCCCGACCGCGCTACAGGCAACCGCGCTCTACACCAGTGTCTACGCCCCGGTGATCGCGATCTGGTCAGCCTCGCTGGAAAGCATCACCGCCGCTTATGCGCAGTCGCTGAGCGAGCTACAGACCGACGCCCCGGCTGATGTCACGGCGCGCATTGAGGCCGCATCGTCGTCCGTGTCCGGCGTCATCGTGTCGCTGCGGTTCGCCATAGGGCGCTGGTCCGAGAGCGTCGAGGCGTGGCATCGCAGGCGCTGGGTGGGCAATGTGCTTACTGCAACGAATGTGTCGCTGGATAATCTGATAGGCCCACAAGACGTAAGGCAGACAGTCGCCTCTGTGATTGAGCAAAATGTCAGCCTCGTCAGTTCTGTCTCAGACCAGACAAAGCAGCGCATTGCGAACGTAGTGTTTCAGGGATTCCGGGAGCGTAAACCAGCGAACAAGGTGGCTGCAGAGCTTCAGGAAGTGATCGCCATGAGTAGAAGGCGAGCCAAAAACATTGCCAGCGACCAGCTCACCAGCCTTGGAGCAGAGCTAAACCAAGAACGCCGCCGCCAAGCAGGAATCGACAGCTTCGAGTGGGTGTCCTCTGGGAAGCCGGATTTTAGGCCAGAGCACAAAGCGCGCAACGGCAATCTCTATTCCGAAAGCCAAGAGCGTGTCGGGCAGAAATACCAAGGCAAAACTGTCAAGAAGCCACCGCCGCCATCAGACCGGGCTGGCGTACCTATTAATTGTGGATGCACCGAAAGGGCGGTTCTCATTTTGGATTAGCGCAGCAATGTGCTACACAAGACGGGCCGGGAACGCTGCGTCAACAGCGCCCGGCCCTGACCACAACGAAGGATGAGTTCGATATGGCTAAGCCGATCTTAGACGCCGCCCGCCAGCTGCTCAAGCTTAAGGACGGCACGACCTATTCTGAAATCGCAAGCGTCGCAGGCGTGCCCCGCAAGCGCGCGCTCGAAGTTCTGAACCGCAACGGCCATATGGTCTATCGCCACCGCAAGACAGGCAAAATCACCCGCATTGACACCCATAGCGCGATGAGCAAGCGGCTATGGGAAAGCGGAAAGTTCTATCGCGAAAGCCAATACGATTGGGGATCGCGTACCGGCTATGTCTTTGAAGGCAATGACGCGCTTAAAGAGAGCTTGCAGGTAAAAACCTACGGCGGCGGACTTGGCGATAGCTATGCCTTCTCATTCATCCCTGCCACGCCGGAAAATCGACAGGCGATTGAAGCTGCCGGAATGCGGCCATGGTCGGAAGCTATCATTGATGATAGTGATTGGAACGAGGATATTGCGGCATGACCCCGCTCGAACGCGCCGCGCGTGCATTGGCAGTCGAAAATGGCCATGATCCAGACAAGCAGATATCGCACGTGTCGCCGCCAGCGCCGATCTGGACGCTCTTTGTTGACAGCGCCCGCACCGTCCTGGCCGCAATCCGGGAGCCGGATGAGGCGATGACCGAAGCGGGTGGAGAGCAGGTTCTCGATACCGAGGTTGGAGCCGGTCAATATGCGTCCATCGCTGACGGGCGTGGCAGCAAGCTGATGGCCAATAACCAAGCGGTCAACGCATGGACCGCCATGATCGACGCCATTCTGGCAGGGGGTGAGTGATGGGCGATAAGCGACATGGGGATTGCGATATCGACCTCGCAACGGCCAACCCGGCGCGCGTGATGCAGGGCATCGCCGAGCATATCGTGCCGCCGCACATGCGCGGCGATGATTGGGACGCCCGATGGCAGGCGATGGCTGACTATTGCGAGCAGCCAGCGGAGATAACCACTCCCACCTGATTGCACCCTAAGACGGCGGTAACCCTCCCCACCCGCGCGGTTTATCCCGTGGGGCATGATCGCATTCGACCATCTGACGCTCGACGCGCCCAAGACCACTCGCGAGGGATTCCTTGCTGTGCGCGCCCGTGCTGCCCGGACCGGCCTCTACGATTACGCCGGATCCGAGGTTGACCCCGATAACGCCCACGGCCTGCGCGACAAGGCGGTAGTCAAGGTCTATCGCAGCGGCGACCAGGTATTCGACCGCGCCAGCATTGCCAGCTTCATCGGCAAGCCCATCACCAACGATCACCCCACAACCGCAGTGACCGCCGACAACTGGCGCGAGCACGCGCGCGGGACCGTCATGGGTGCTGTCCGTGATGGCGAATACGTCTCGTTCGACCTGATGCTGACCGATGCCGCCGCGATCGCCGCGGTCAAGTCTGGCAAGCGCGAGTTGTCGAACGGCTACCAGACCACGCTCGACTTCACCCCCGGCACCACGCCCGAGGGGCATGCCTACGATGTCAAGCAGACGGCCATCGTCGGCAATCACATCGCCCTGGTCGATCGTGGTCGCGCTGGCCCCGAATGTCGCATTGCCGACGCCATCGCTGTTTGTGACGCCAACCCTGCGGCAGTCGCCGCGCTTCAAGAAGGAAATGCCGTGAAGAAGATCACATTGGACGGCCTGCAGGTCGATCTGTCGGACGCCGATGCGGTGTCTGCGGCCATCGCCAAGCTGCAGGACAAGGCGAGCACCGCCGAAACCGCGCTGGCTGATGCGAAGAGCGCCCACGACAAGGCCATGGCGGCAAAGGACGCCGAGATTGACGAACTGAAGAAGAAGGTCGTCGACCAGGCTGCAATCGACGCGCTCGCCGATGCGAAGGCCGAAGTGGTCGCGAAGGCAAAGGCAGTCGTCGGGGACAAGCTGGGCGAGACCAAGGGCAAGACCGTTGCCGAGGTTCGCCGCATGGCTCTGGACGCCGCCGCGATCGATGTCACCGACAAGTCCGACGATTATGTCGAGGCCCGGTTCGATGCGCTGACCGCCGATGCGAAGGCCGCAAGCTCGATCGTGCATAACATCGTGCGCCCCACCAACCCGATGGCGAACACTGCATCCATCCGCGATGCAGCCCGCCGCTTCCGCAACATCGCATAAGGAGGGCTGACCGATGGCCGAACTTCAGACCGTCTACACCGAAACTCTCGCAGCCGGTTATCCCGGCATGGTCGCCAATGGCGAAACCTCCAACCGCATCAGCCGCACGGTGGAAACCAGTGGTGGCATCGGATTCGGCCGCCCGGTCTATCGCGGCAGCGGTGACCATGGCTGCACCAGCACGGTCGGCACGCTGGCAACCTTCCTGGGCTGGACCATCGCCACGACCGCTCAGGCTCCAATCGCGGGTCAGGATGCCGACGAATATCAGCAGTACGATACCGCTGCGATCATGACCAGCGGGGCAATCTACGTGACCGTGACCGGAAACGTGACGGACGGCGCTGCGGTGACCGTTGGCACGGGTGGCGGTGCTGCCGATGGCATCGGCGCAACGGCTGCGGATGCTACGCACATCGCGACCGGCTGGATCTTCGACGAAACTGTTACCGGTGGCGGCCTTTGCCGCATCGCCAAGCGCTAAGGGGCTGAAACAATGAACGCTATCACGACTTTCGACAGCTTCATGAACGACATCGAATCGTTCTTTGCAGCCGATGCAGCAACCCAGGCGCGCGTGATGCGCGAATGGGAAGCGCGCGACGCAGCCTATGCCGCGACCTTCGCGGACAAGGTGCACAGCTTCATTCAGGACGCCCAGGTGGGCTATGCCTTCCTGACCCCCCAGCTGCACCGCATCGAGACCCAGGTCTATATGCGGAAGTACCCCAGCTACGACCTCACCGGCATCATCACCATCAATGAAGATGGCGATATGTGGGATGTCGGGACGGTTTTCTACAGCATGGACCAGGCTGGCAAGGCTGAGTTCCTTGCGGGCAAGGCGTTCGACATGCCCTATGCCGGCACCTCCATGGACCAGTTCACCCGTGGCTTCCACCTCGCCGGTATCGGTTACGAGTGGGATCTGCAGGAAATGAACCGCGCTGCGAAGCTGGGTCGCTCGCTCTCCGCCGACAAGGCGATGGCCGCAAACAAGGCTGCGCAGGCGTTCAAGCGCTCGGTGGCCATGACTGGCCGCACGCCGGGTGCCGCGACTTCGGAAAAGGGCTGGACCGGCCTGATCAACAACGCATCGGCACCGACCGCGAACGTTGCTGCGGATGGAAACCAGAACGGAGGAACCAACGCCCGTCCGTGGGGCAACAAAACTCCAGATCAGATCAGCCGTGATATCTGGGAAGGCGTCAATGCGGTCGAAACCGGCACCCTGGAAACCCATGTCGCCGACACCGTGCTGCTGCCGACGCAGAAGCTGCGTTATATCGAGCAGACCCGCATGACGGACGGTTCGGGCACGATCCTGTCCTACATCCGTGGCGCGCGCGATGGCGGCGAGAACATCCGGTTCGTTCCGGTCCGCGAACTGGCTGGCGCTGGCGCGTCGGGCACCGACCGCATGGTCGCGCTCGACAGCTCGCGCGAGGTCGCCCAGTTCCACCTGCCCGGTGATCACGAGTTCCTGCCGCCGTATCAGAAGAGCAGCATGACCTATGAAGTCGGTGGCATCCTGAATGTCGGTGGCACCGAGGTTCGTCTGCCCAAGGCGATCGTCTATCGGGATGGAATCTGATCATGGCAAAGCAGACTATCACCAACATCAGCGACGGCCCGCGCGGCTTCTATAGCGGCGGCGCCCTGATCATGCTCGAGAAGGGCGAGAGCGTCGAAGCCGAGGCTGACGCGGGCACGTTTGAAACCGGCTATTTCGAGGGCAGTGACGGCGAAGGGGGCCTGGACTCCCTGACCGTCGCCGACCTCAAGGCGCTGGCCGAAGCCGAGGAAATCGACCTTGGTGACGCCACCAAGAAGGCCGACATCATTGCCGCGATCGAACTGGCGCGGGAAGCTGCTGGCCAGGCATAACCGGTTCAATCGGGGGATTGGGGGGCCGCTCTCGCTCACGGGCGGGCGCGGCCTTCCCCGTTTAAGGAACAACCATGGCTTACACTGCGCCCACGCCTGACCAGTTCCGCGCCCGGTACGCCGCGTTCGCCGCGCTCGACAATGCCGTTGTGCAGGTCTGGCTCGACGAGGGCGAGACTGAAACGGCAAGCTGGGCAGAAGACACGCGCGCGCGCGCCGTGATGGCCTATGCGGCGCATCGGCTCGCAGAGGGTGGGCAAGGCACCGGCAACATCGCAGCGGGCGTGACCAGCTTCAAATCGGGCACGTTCAGCGCCACCATCACCGACGCCGCAGCCTCGCGCACCGGGTACGACGCCACGGTCTATGGTCGCGAGTATCTGGAACTGATGCGCCGCAATTTCGGCGGCCCGCGCCTCGCATGGACACCCCCTGCCCGTGTTTGACCAGATCTTCGCCAATCTCGCCACGGGCTTTTCGGAGGCATTCGGTGGCCCGTTCATTGACGCGACGGCATCGTGGCCCGGCACGCCGGTCTATGACGACGGCGGCTCGATCGTGACGCCCGGCACGCCGGTTGATCTGCCGTGCAAGTGCCAGTTCGACGCAGCGACCACCGCGATGCGTGAAACCGAGGGTTTCCAGCAGACGGACGTTCGCATTCTGGTGCTGTCCGCATCGCTGGCGGGCACGCTGACCACCGAGGCGAGCATTGTGGTGACAGATGGCCCCCGCGCCGGCACATGGTCGCTGTTGAGTGCGGCGCGCGATCCGGCTGGCATCGGCTATGAGTGCCAGGGGCGGCTGATCGGATGAAGGGTGCTTATGCCTTGGCAAATCGGCAGTTTTCTGCCATAAATGACGGGCTGAACAGGTGCTACCAACACCTGCCAGCCCTAACCAAACCGACTGTTGAGGAGTCGAAAATGGCTGATACCCGTCTATGCTCAATTGAAGGCTGCGGCAAGCGCGTGAATTCTCGCGGGTGGTGCAAGGCGCACTATGTCCGCTTCCTGCGGCATGGCGACCCCTTGGGGGGCGAGCATCGCCTTGAAGGGCTAAAGTGGCTCGAAGCGCACATCTCCCATGATGGCGATGAGTGCCTTTTATGGCCGTTCGGAACAGATCAGCATGGATATGGCAAGGTTACTCACCCATATTCGCGTAGAGCGAGCCGATTGATGTGTTTCTGGGCGCACGGCGACGCGCCAGTTGACAGGCCGCACGCTGCGCATAGTTGCGGCAATCCGACCTGCGTCAATCCAGCTCATCTAAGGTGGGCTTCGCCATCCGAGAACATGATGGACCGCTTGGTGCATGGGACCGACAATCGTGGCGAAAACAGTGCCAACGCTAAGCTAACCGAGGCGGAGGTTATTGAAATCAGGACGATGAAAGGGGTCCATAATTCTGGGGTTGTCGCGCGGAAATTCGGGGTGCGGGCCGAGGCGATACAGAAGATATGGCGCGGCGATCGGTGGGGGTGGCTATGAAAGGCGGGAAAAGGCACACTGATCGCCTCAAGCGACTGGCAAGCAAGCGGGTTATACAATTGGCCGGCGCAATCGCTTATGAAGGTGCCGACACAATAAGGGCGGAGGCCTTTCGGCTTGTGTCTGCGGGTTCTGTCTCTGGAAAAGATCACGTTCCATCGAAGCCGAATGAACCGCCGAACCGGGACACTGGAGTCCTTCAAGCTAATTTTGAGGCTGTGCAAACGGGTTCGCTCACAGCAGAGTTTCGGTCAAAAGCTCCATATGCGCGCGCCTTGGAATTCGGGACGAGCAAGATGCAGCAAAGGCCACACGTGAGAGCCGCGCGCGACAAGAAGCTGCCCGAGATCCGCAAGCGCTATGTCGAGCAGATGAACAAGCTGGTGAAAGGAAGCGGATGAACATCACCTTGAAAGCGCCGTGGACGTATCGGACGCCTCTAGCGACCGTCACCTATCCCGCTGGTGCCCACGACGTTGCCCAGCCCATTGCCGACGCCGCACGGGCCGCAGGCGCACTGATCGAGGAGGAAGCCGATGGCCAAGGGGCTGCAAAGATTGCTGCGCCGCGCCGTGCTCGCAAAGCTCAAGGGTGATGCACCGCTAACCGCACTGGTTCCCGCCTCGTCGATCTACAGCCAGGCGACGCCCAGCTCGCGCCCCTTCCCGTTCATCAAGCTCGGCCCGCCGCTGACCCTGCGGCTGCGGCAATCCTGCGTCGATGGCGGCGCGATCACCATGGATGTTCACGCCTTCGCCTATCCCCGCAAGTCCGGCACGCAGGTGGTCGAGACAGCCGAGGATCACGCAAGCCGCATCGGCGAGCGCATCGAGGCGGCGCTGAGCGACAACCGCATCGAACTGGACACCGGCATCACGGCGCGAATCCGCCTGTCCGACATGCAGCTGTTGCAGGACGACGAACCCGAGGCGTTCCATTATCTGGCACAGATCAATGCCCGGGTGCTGGCGCAGCCCTGACCGCGGTGCTATGCTGCCCCGGTGACATCCCCTCCCCCCATCGACCCGGTTCTGGAAGTGCTGATCGCGCAGCTGCTCAAGAACGGGCAGCTATCGGGCGATGACCTCTCCAACATGGCCAACCGCCTCGAACGCATCGGCATGGAAGAAGCGGCTTTCGCGCTTAATTTCCTGCCAATCGCGAACGCCATGGACGAACCCGACGAGCGCCGGGCCGGGTTCGAGGTGATTGAGGGCGGCGCTCGGGACGGCGGTAACGAAGGCGACTGAGGCGGCTTAGAACGGCTCCAACTGTGAAAGGAGCCCCGCGCTGTGTCGATTCCGAACGAAAGTGATTTTGCGCTGATCAAGGTCGGCGATGGTGCGACGCCGGAAGTGTTCACCGCCATCTGCGGTATTGAAAACGTCTCAATCAACCGCGTTGCGAACACGAGCGACCGCAACCGCCGCGACTGCGCCAAGCCTGGCCAGCCCGCCGTGCGCCGCTCCAAGACCACATCGAAGCAGATGGACATCACCGGAACCGGCGGCGTGGACAAGGCCGACATCGAGGCGTTCGATGATGCGCTGGGCGTGGTCAAGAACTACAAGGTCGAGCTCTACAAGTACGACGGCACCGATACCGGCGACCTGATGGGCACCTTCGCCGGGGCGTTCAATCTGACCAGCGCCAACATGTCGCTCGACGCCAATGGCGACAGCAGCGGCGAAATCACGCTCGCCAGCGATGGCACCTGGACCTGGACGGCCGCAGTCTGATCCCATGCAAACCCGCGTCGAGATGCCGTTCGGCGACGGCGAATATGTGTTCTGGCTTCCGCTGCCGCAGGTGGTGGAGCTCGAGCGCGTAACCGGACGCCCGATGCTGGCGATCGAGGAAAGCCTGCGCCAGGCTATCGGTGGCACGGCAGACGGCGACCTTTCGTTCCTGGGTGGCGGCTCCGCCCATGCAAAGGACGTGCTCGATGTGCTGCGGCTCGCCCTGATCGGCGGCAATTCCGGCATGGTGCATGGCGAGGAGATCGAAGTCGGCCCGATCCGTGCAAAACAGCTGGTCGAGCAATATGCCTATCCGGCGCGCCCGCTGTCCGAGGGTGTCGTCCAGGCATGGCGCGTGCTGTCCGCCGCGATCTTTGGCGTCGAGCTTAAAAAAAAAGCGGAACCGGCCCCCGGCGAGAGCCTGAGCGATACCGAAAAGGACAGCTGATCGCCAATTGTGGGGCGATGGGGCTCGACTGGCGCACGCTCGACCTGTCCGACTATCTCGAAGCGCTTGAGGCGCACAATGAAGCGCACAGCAGCGACAAGCCCGACCGGCAGGCCAGCGATGGTCTCAAACGGTTTCTCAAGGCGCACAGGGACGGCGGTAACGCGGCAGGTGCGCGCGGTGTAGCCAACTGACATGCCTGAAATCGACCCAGTCATCCTCGAATTGCGCGCGCAGGTTGATCGCTATCTCGGCGATGTACGACGCGCGACCAAGACGGTCGATCAGCAGCTCGGCCTGCAGGAAAAGCGTGTCCGCGATCTTGAGGCGCAGATGCGCAAGTCCAGCGGGGCCATCGGTTCGTCGATCAAGGGGCTTGCCGCGACCTTTGCAACGGCGTTTACGGGCCGCGAGCTGGTCGGCTTGATCGACGGCTTCACCCGGTTGCAGAACAGCCTGAAGGTGGCCGGGCTTGAAGGCGCAAACCTTGAGGCGGTGCAGAGCCGGCTGCTCGAATTGTCGGGGCGCTATGGGGTCAGCATTGAATCGCTCGCCGAACTGTTTGGCAATGCGTCGCAGGCGGGCCGCGAGCTTGGTGCCAGCCAAGACCAGCTCCTTGCGCTCACCGAGGCGACCAGTCAGGCGCTGCTGATCACGGGGACGAGCGCGACGCAGGCATCCGGCGCGATCCTTGGCCTGCAACAGGCGCTCGCCAGCGGGACGGTGCGCGCGGAAGAGTTCAACCAGGTGAATGAGGGCGGCTTGCGTCCGCTCTTGCAGGCCGCCGCAGCATCGGAGCGCTTCGGAGGAAGTGTTGCCAAGCTGCGTGAGGCCGTGCTTGCCGGAGAGGTATCGAGCCGCGACTTCTTCGCCGCCATCCTCGCAGGCAGCAGCCAGCTTGAAGGCCAGGCCAGCAAGGCCACCCTCACCATCGCGGGCGCGTTCGAATCGCTGAACAGCCAGCTGACGGTTTATGTTGGGCAGGCTGCCGCGACCAATGGGGCGAGTGCGGCAATCGCGGGTGGCCTCCAGCTGCTCGCCAATAATCTCGATATCGTCATTCCGGCCATTGCGGTGCTGGCATCGACCATCGCGGTTCGGTTCGTGGCGGCAAATGTTGCTGCGCAGGCCGCTCTTGGCGGGACTGCCGCAAGCATGGGCGTTGTCGGGGCGGCGACCTTTGCCCTGCAGGCTCGCCTGGCAGGAGCCGCAACCGGCATGGAAGCAGCCGCATTCGCCGCTCGCGGGTTGCAGGCCGCATTGCTCGGGCCCGTGGGCATCGGGTTGGCGGTGACGGCGGTTGCGCTCGCACTCGGCACGCTGTTCACCGAAACCAGCGAGGCAACAGTCGCGGCCAAGGCGCATGCCCGCGCGCAAGAGATTTCCGCAGAGGCGACGCGTCCCGCCGCAGAGGCCGCAGAGCGACTGGCCAATGCCCATGGCAAGGCACGAGAGGAAGCGTTGAAGCTTGCCCAGGCCGAGCGTGAAAACACCAAGAAGAAGCTGGAAAGCGCCCGCGCCTCGCTGGTGCTTGCGCAGGCCGAGCTAGCACGCGCCAAGGCTTTTTCCGCAGCACAGAACCAGGCGTCGATCGGTGCGACCACGCCCGGCGGCGGCTTGTTCATCCAAGGCACGGGCGACACGCGCAAGGCGACCGCGCGGCAGGGCGTGGCAGATGCACAGGCGCGGATTGCCGGTCTCGAAAAAGGGCTGGCATCCATTGACGCGGCTATAAAGGGCGCTGCGCCATCGCGTGTGGCGGCGGTCGCCGCGCCGTCGAGCCGCCGCCGTAGTAGTTCGAGCAGCACGTCAGGAGGTCTCTCCGACGCCGATATCCGTCAGGCTGCCGACAAGGGCCGCGAACTCGGCAAGAGCGTGACCGATTCCCTGCGTCGTCTCGACCAGCGGACACAGGACCAGTTTGATCTCGCCACGGCAGCAAACCAGAACGAGCAGGATCTGGTTCGCGCCAGTCTCGCGCTCGCCACGACGAGAGAGGACCGCGCACGCCTCGAAAACAGGTTGCTCGACCTCCAGGCCAGCCAAGCACAAGCGGAGCAGGAACTCGTTCTTTCCCTGCTGTCCAGCACCGATGTTCAGGAGCGAATTGCTGGTGCTCGCCTAGCCGTCCTTGGCGCGCTCGAAAAGCAGGCTCGGACCGAGAGCGACCTCGCCAACCAGTCGCCGGGCCAACGCTTCCTGCGCGACCTGACCATCTCCGGCAACAATATCAACGATCAGGTCGAAGGCATCGCGATCGATGGCCTGCAAAACCTGAACGACCAGCTCGTCGATGCGATACTGAATGCCGAATCGCTGGGCGATGTATTCAGCAGCGTTGCCAAGTCCATTGTCGCCGATCTGCTTCGCATTGCGATCCAGCAGGCTGTCATCAGGCCATTGGCCGAAAACTTGTTCGGCAGTGGCGGCGGCGGTTCTGCCAGCAGTGGGCTTGCTGGCGCGGCGTCCAAGGTGTTTTCCATCGGCAAGACGATCGGCTCGCTTTTTGCTCGCGCCAGCGGCGGCCCCGTCGCGCCCGGTCAGGTCTACCGCATCAACGAGGGCGCATCGCCTGGCCGCGTCGAGGGGTTCGTCGGGCCATCCACCGGGGGCAACATCGTGCCGCTGGGACGCATGGACGCGGTGCGCGGTGGGGCAACCGCAGGCGGCACGGTCCGCATCGTGATCGAGGAGCGCGAGGGCTTTGCATCGCAGGTCCAGACCATCGCGCAAGGCGTGTCGGTCGAGGTGGTGCGCGCTACCGCCCCCGCGATCGTGGACGCAGGCGCATCCGAGGCGCTTCGCCGCAGCAGCAGGCCGCGCATATGACCGAGGTTTATCTCCCCGACGATCCCGGCGCATGGGAAATGACCTCGCTCGACCTGTCCGTGCCCGGTCAGCAGAACCGATCGATCTGGACCGGACGGCGGCAGATCATCGGCCTGCCCGGTGCCGAGGTCTGGGCGGCGCGCATCTCCATCGTCGACATCACCACCGAGGAGCAGGAACGCGCCTGGCGTGCCTTCCTGCTGTCGTTGCGCGGGCAGCAGAACTGGTTCCGCCTGCCCCTGCCCTGCAACCGCCATTACGGTCCCAAGCCGCTGGTCAATGCCGCAACTGGCGACGGATACAGCCTGCCGCTCGACGGCATGGCTCCCTCGACCCGCATCCTGCGCGCCGGTCAATTCATGACCGTGCCGCTGCCGTCTGGTCACTGGCGCACCGTGGGGCTGACCGCGGATCTGGTGACGAACAGCAGCGGCCAGGCGACGGCGCAATTCGAGCCCGCGCTAAACGAGGTGCCAGCCAATAATGCCGTGGTGGAAACCGGCGACCCGTTCATTCCTGTGTCCAATGCCGATGCGGGGTTCTCGCTGGCCTATTCGCAGTCGGTGTCTGGCACCGAGCTTTCGCTGGTGGAGAACCTGTGAGCCTCCCCGACAGCACAGCAGCGGCGGCGCTCGATGCCCGCATCATCAAGCCGGTCTGGTTCGCCTTTCTCGACATCGATGGTGACCCGGTGCGCGCGAATACCTCGGGCGCAGACTGGACGCCGAGCGGGACGGGTGACGCTGACCTCGACGGCCAGCTGTTCACCGGCATAGGCGCGGCGTTCGTCAATATCTCGTCGGTGCAGGTGCGCGAGGGTGGCAGCGAGAGCGTGACGGCCGAACTGTCTGGCCTTCCTGGTATCGACGACGAGACGCTGGCCACCATCGGCGACCGTGCCAACTGGCAGGGCCGCGTCGCCCGGCTCTGGCGCATCGTCCGCAACGCCGCGAACGTGCAACAGGGCGGATACCAGGCCTATTACACCGGCTACATGACCGCGCTCGACATCGGCGGGAATGACCAGGGGCAGATCATCCGCGTCACGATCGAGACCTATCTCGCCGCGTTCCGCGCTGCCAGCAACCGGACCTATCTCGACCAGGAGCGCTATGACAGCGGCGACCTGTCCGCGCGCGCCGCCATCGCCATTGCGAACGGCATCAATTCGAACCCTGCCACCGCTGGCACGGGTGGTGGTGGCCCCGGTGGCGGGCCGATCGGTCAGCCAAGGGTGGATTTCCAGTGATCGCGCGCAGATCCGATTGGGATGCCCGGCTGTCAGAGTATCTGGCCAGCGTGCGGCGCAAGCCATTTTGCTACGGCGACCACGACTGCGCCCTCCATTCCGCCAACGCCGTTCTCGCCATGACGGACACCGACATCGCGGCTGCATTCCGGGGGCGCTACTCGACCGCGCAAGGCTCTGTGCTGGCCCTGTCGCGCTATGGTGCCGGGACGCTCGACGCCACCGTTGACACCATGCTGCCCACTATCCCGCCGAGCCATGCGCGGCGCGGGGATCTCGTCTGGACCGGAGAAGCGCTTGGCGTGTGTGACGGCACGACCGGGCTGTTCGTCGGGCAAGAAGGCGAAGCCGAGGGGCTGGTCACGATCCAGCGCGCCGCCTGGCAAAAAGCCTGGAGGGTCTGATGGCGAAGGTTCTCAAGATCGCGGCTGCGGTCACCGCCATTGCTGCCATCACCATCGCGACGGGCGGCGCGGCTGCATTTGGTATCGCTGGCGCGCTTTCGACCACGGTAGCGGGCATCAGCGCGGGCGCGCTGCTCACGGCGTCATCCATCCTGTCGATCGGTGCCTCGCTGCTCGCCAAGAAGCCGCAAGCCCCGCGCAACAGCCCGGAATCCATCAGTCGCCTCAATGCCAGCATAGACCCGCGCACGCCGCGCAAGATCGTGTTCGGCCAGACCGCGATGGCGACCGATATCCGCGATCAGGAATACACCGACAACCAGACCTATCTGCACCGCTTCATCGTGAACGCCAGCCATGCCGTGCAGTCGATCGACGAAATCTGGTTCGACGAGAAGCTCGCATGGACGGCAGGCGGCAGCGTGCAAGGCGAGTTTGTCGGCTATCTGACGGTCGCCACGCGCACCGAGGGCAGCGCCGCCAACGCCATCAATATCAGCGCGCGCATGGGCAGCACCAGGCGATTCACCGGGCTGGCCTATATCCACCTGCGCTTCAAGCTGACCGGCAACAGCAAGAAGACCGAGAGCCCGTTCGCCCAGTCGATCCCGTCGCGCATCACGATCAGGGGCAAGGGCGCGAAGGTCTATGACCCCCGCCTCGACAGCACCGTTCCGGGGGGCAGCGGCTCCCAGCGCGCCGATAATCAGTCGACCTGGGCGTGGGATAACGATGCGGCGCGCAATCCTGCGCTGCAACTGCTCTGGTATCTGCTGGGCTGGCGGATCAACGGAAAGTTGGCGGTGGGGCTCGGCATCCCGAAACAGCGCATCGATCTGGAATCGTTCATTGCGGCCGCCAATTTGTGCGACGATGAAATCTCGCTCGCGGCGGGCGGGACGGAGCCGCGCTATCGCAGCGATGGTGTGTTCTCGGAGGCTGACAGCCCCACCACCGTCATCGACGCGCTCAAGGCGAGCATGTACGCCGATTTCGACGATGTCGGCGGCAAGCTTAGGCTGTTCGTGTTCTACAATGACCTTGCCGTGCCGCAAGCCAGCTTCACGACCGACAACGTGCTTGGCGAGTTCGAGTGGCGGCAGACCCCGGCGCTCGACGAGACCTTCAACATCGTGCGCGGGATATTCACGGACCCGAGCGACAATGCGCTCTATCAGCCCGTGGACTATCCGCAGATCGAGCTGGCGAGCGTGGACGGCATCGACCGTATCGACACCTTCGACCTGCCCATGGTGCAGTCTGCCAGCCAGGCGCAGCGGCTTGCGAAACAGCGTTTGCAGCGCCAGCAGTTCGGCGGGGCGTTCACCTGCACGCTCGACGCCACCGGTTGGCGCATCCGCAAGAACAGCCCGATCGAGCTATCGTTCGCGCCGCTGGGTTGGGTGGACAAGCTCTTTCGCGTCGCCGAGATGGAGCATCGCGTTGATGGCACCGTGCCTGTCGTGCTGCGCGAGGAAAGCCCGCTGATCTATGCCTGGGATGAAGAAGAACAGCCCCCGGTGCAGGCCGCGCCGCCATCGACCTATGACTTCTCACTGAACCCGATCGTGCAGGGCATTGACGACGCCGACACATCAGAGCTTGATGGCGGCGATGCGACGACCGAGGCGGCGCCATGACCGAGCGCAAGATCCGCCTCCGCCGCGACACGGCAACCAACTGGACAAGCGTAAACCCGACGCTGGCGCTTGGCGAACCGGGACTGGAGACAGACACGCGCAAGGTCAAGTATGGCGACGGCAGCACCGCATGGAATGATCTTGCTTACGCCAGCGGCCCGCCGCCAGCGCTTGGTACGCTGGCAGCCCAAGACGCGGATGATGTTGATATAGCCGGCGGCGAAATTGTCGGTCTTTCTCGACTGGGCGTCGGCACGGATTCGCCTTCCACCACATTCGCGGTCAGCAACGGAGGTGCGCAGGGTATCGAGATTGATGCGCCCACAGGCACAATCCAGGCCTTCAACAGGTCAGGCGTGGCTTGGGTGCCGATTATCGTTCGGGGCTCGACCGTAACGTTGAGCATCGAAGGCGCAATTGACGCGATCGCAATCAGGACGGGCGGGATCGTGAAAATCGCCAATGCGCCGACCTATGCCAGCGACGCAGCAGCAGGCTCGGGCGGTCTCTCCACTGGCGACATCTACAAGACCAGTGACGGCGCAGGCGGGTTCTTCCTCAAGGTCAAGGCTTAGCAGAGCCGGGGCGTCAATTAGACGGCGGTAACAGCGGCGGACAGACTGCCCTACTTCACTGATGATGGCTGCCATACTTCACCCGACAGCGCGTGATCGCGACGCGATCCAATGATTACGGAGTGCCAAGTACGGTTAACCGCAGTCGCGCGGAGGAACTGACATGGAGCGATTTGAGGAATGGCTGCGGGCTCTTGAGTCTCAGGGCAAGCGGGCTGATGCAGTGCCGTATGCGTTTCGTGGATACGCCTGGAAAATGCAGGTCAGAATCCAAGGCGATTTTACCGGGTTCGACCTGGTTGGCCGCATCAAGACCCAGCCTGACGCACCGACCGATCTTGCCGTTATGGAAACACTTGGCCCGGTGTTTGATGACGGCTTCACGTTTTACGAACTATCGCTTGATTCCGAGGGTCTGCCCAGCACTGCCGAATTGCCGACAGAAGTCGGCACGCGATGGGTTCAGCGCTTCCCATACGCCATGACCATTATTCCCCCGTCTGACCCGCCCTACATTTTGGCCGGCGGGCTGTTCACTCTGCTTGGAGCTGTGTAATGCCCGATGTCGTCGTTCAACCGGTCTCCCAGCCTGTCATCTTCCAGCTCGGCGAAAATACGGCTTTGGCAGCGCAAAAGGCTACCGAAGCCGCTGCCTCTGCTGATGAGGCCGCAGGTTATGTCGACGAAATCCTTGGCTTTGCAGGCCGCTATACGATTGGCGACGAGGTTGTAGACGCGACAGCCGCTGCAACAGGCCGCGCAGTCACGGTGTCCGGTGCCTATACCACCACGGGGGTCAATGGCCGGACGCCGTTTTCCGAGACGGTCACGTTGGACGCCCCAGCCACAAGCACCGTCACCGATGCGGCGCATACGCTGACCTATGTGAACGGGATCGCTGCATGGCCTTTCCTGTCGACAAAGCTGGAAGGCGGCAACGTCACCAATCTGGTCGTCAAGGACGCCTCAACCTCTGCTGTGCTGGTTGCCGGCACGGACTATATCGCGGACCTCCGCACTGGTGCGCTTGGAAGGGCAACCGCAGGCTCACCCCGCAACGTGCTGGTCAGCTACACCACAAGCGATGAGCGTTATGACCTGATCTATGTCGATCCGTTCTACGCCAATGTCGATGTGGTCAAGGGAACGGAGCGGACCCGAGACGCTGCTGAAGTGCTGCCGAACATCGGCACCAAAATGGTCGGGCAAACGGCTATCGACATGCGCCTGCCGCTGTTCAATGCGCGAGTCACCGCATCTGGCGTCGAGCTGGTCAAGCTCTGGAACATTCGCCACGGCATCGCCCGCGAATACGAGCGCCAGTTTGAAGCCGATCGCCGCCGCAACCAGGAAGCTATCCGCCCACTGTTGAATGCTCTGGAAAAGGGCGATGACACGATCTGGAGCGCGATGGGCGATAGCATCACCGCCCTTCAAAGTGCCGTCCCCAGCGCGACGGTTCCAAACGGGCCGCTGCGCGACGTTGCCAAGGCTTCCGGCACCGACAACACCTATCTGCGCGAAGGCATCATCGGCAGTGACCTTGTGGACGCTGTGCCGGGCGGATTCAACAACGGTGGCGTCGAGAACATTCACACCCGTTTCGGGCGTACCTGGGAGCTGCTGACAGCTGCAAGCGTGCGCTACAGCGGCGCGATCGATTACCGAAATTATTCGATCGCGGGCACCAGCGCTGATGACGCCGAGCTTGGGATGACCAACCCGACCCGGCTTGCGGCTTGGGCTGGAGATGGCTCTGATTGCGGCATCATCGCGACGGGGATGAATGATATTCCTGCGGTTTCGACTGCTGGCGGGGAAACGCAGTTCTTCAACCGGGTCAGGTTGATGATCGACGAGGCCTACGAAGGCGGGAAAAAGGGCGTCATCGTTTGGGGGTGCAGCCGCCCGCGTGGAGTTGCGGCGACTGATACCAACTGGCTCCGCGTCAATCGAGCGCTTCGCCGCGCAGCCGAGACGCCGGGCTATGGCGGCCGCACCGCAGCCTTCATCGACGTATCGATGATCTACTACGGCGAGGGGGCCGGCTCGATGGGAATCGCCTTGGGCGATCTGTGCTTGGCCAATGGCTTCAACCATCCGGGGATCCTTCAACACAAAATCGAAGGCGAGTTCGGCATTAGGGCACTCTTCGGATGACCCCCGACGCCGACCTCACCCGCAAGGGCACCGCCCATGCCTAATTCGCAACAAGGATCGCAGGTGCAACGCGCAGAATACATCGCCGCAGGGGCGCTCATCATCAACGTTTTGGGCCTCGCGTTCGGCGGCGGCGCGCTTTGGCAATCGGTGCAGGACCACGAAAAGCGGATCGTCTCGGTGGAAGCCGCCGACCGCGCGCGCTCTGCCGAGATGACGCAGATCCTCGTCAGGCTTGAGCGCATCGACAGCAACACAATCGCGCTGAAGGAGCGCATGGATAAGGAGACGGGACGGTGATCCGCGAACTTCAACAGCGCCTGCTTGCCGCTGGCTATAACCCAGGCGCGATCGATGGCATCAACGGGCCGCGCACCATGATGGCTCTGTGCCTGTATATGTCGCGCGGGCAGAACCGGGCGAATTGCGAGGGCATCGGCGCATCGCTGGCTCAGCATGGCGGCTCCTATGCCATCTTCACCCCGCTACGCCTGACGCACTTCATGGGGCAGCTTGCCCATGAGTCCGGCCTTTTCCGTTACATGGAGGAGATCGCCAGCGGCGCGGCCTATGAGGGGCGGCGCGACCTCGGCAATACCTCAAAGGGTGACGGGCGGCGCTACAAGGGGCGTGGGCCTATCCAGTTGACCGGACGCGCGAACTATCGCGCGGTCGGCGCTCGCCTTGGGCTGCCGCTGGAGGCCGAACCAACGCTTGCGGCACAGCCCGGCATCGGCCTGCGCATCGCGCTCGATTACTGGCAGTCGCGAAAGATCAACGCGGCGGCCGACGCGGACGACATCATGCGCGTCACCCGGCTGATCAACGGCGGGACCAACGGCCTGGCTGATCGCATCGCGCAGACCAACCGCGCGCGAAAGCTGATGTTGTGACCGACCTGCACCCTGAGGGCAATGCAGGCACCGACGATCCCTTTGCGCTCGATCATGCGGTGCCTGATTGGCAGGCGGCGATCATCCGGCTTGCGCGCCCCGCCCTGCTCTGGGCGCTGGGGGTTGTCACAATGGGCTTCGGGGTTGTCATTGTCGGCTTTGTCGAGGCCTTTGTGCCCGGTGCGGGTTTACGCATGGCTGCTGCCATGGCGGCGCTGCTGAAGGCTTATCCCGATGCGCTCTACTGGCTGGTCGCGTTCCTGTTCGGTGGCCAGGCGCTCGCCGGCATCATCAAGTCGATCAAGGGAGGGTGAGATGCAGATCGTTTTCTGGCTGCTCGGCGGCCTCGGCAAGCTGCTGCGCGCGGCGCTGGGCCTGATCCGCGACTATCCGTGGCAGGCGATCACGCTGGGGCTGGTGCTGGCCCTGCTCTGGACGTTCCGCAGCTGGGGCATTGATCATCGCGACCTGACCGATCAGCTCAGCGATGCAAACGGCATGATCGCCGAGGAACGCCTCGCGCACGAACAGACCGTCGAGAACATCATGAAGGGCCGGGAGGCTGCGCGCGCGCTCGACGAACAGAATGCCGCGCGCGTCGCCGCCGAGGCCGCCGCCATCAACGAAAGGACGATCCGTGACCTGGAAACTCGCACCCGCACTTATGCTGCCCGCGCTGACCGCCTGCGCGCACGGCTCGCAACCCTTGAAGCCGGTGACGGTGGTGGCGGAAACGCGGCAGTGCCCGGCGATCCCGACGCCACCTGCAGAGCTCTTGGTGCCGCCGACTGTGCGGACCTTGCTGCCCGAATGACGGACGGCCAAGCCAGCATCGACAGGCTTGTCGCGCTGCAGGCTTGGGCGCGAGAGGTCAGCGCGATCGAGGTGAGCGGCGAGTAGATCTGCCGCCTATCACCCTTCCCCACCCTTGCCCATATCCGCGCTACCCATGGCGGCGATGGCTGCGCGGGCGTAATCACTGGCGGCTTCGTAAAAGTCAGGCTCGCTGCCGTTCGTGCCTTCAACCCAAGAGTTATGCACCGCCGTTGCGCCCGCTTTATAGGCCGCCACAAGCATGTCCTGCACCCTCTCCACCATACCCCCGTCAGCAGGGCGGGCGCCGATACGAGCATTGATGGCTGCGGCGAAATTGTCGGCGGCATCGCGGTAATCAAAGTCAGCGCAGAAGCCGTCAATCTCGATCCGATAGAACGGCTCGCCCGGCTCGGTGTAAAAGTCGCCAGTCACCGTTTCGATCTCTCGCACCAGGACGTAATCACCAGCAGGGCGGACCATCTGTTCCGCTGTCTTATCCATGCTGTGCCTCCCATGCTGAAGGGCGGCGCGGACGGCTGCATCACGGTCGATCTCGTAATAGCCGTCGTAACTGACAACGTTCGCGACATCCAATGCAGCTTCAACGATTGCCTCCACCAGCGCGGATGCGTCTAGCTGTGGGGTGGCGCGGGTGTTCCAGGCGGCGATGGCACATTCCATGGACCTATCGTCACTTGCAGCACCGCAAGCCTCGCAGCGGAGATAGTGGCATCCCGGCGCACCAGACACGATTTGCGCAGGCCCACCACAAAACGGGCACGGTTTCAGTTCCGGCTTATCGGTCATCGGTCTGTCCTTTCAGGTGGTCGCCACACCAGTCGTCCAGTCGGATGACGGGCCAAACTGTCATGGTGGGGGAGTGCAAGCCTCCCGTGATAAGAGGCGCGTGGCGGCGGCACTTGAAGGTCATGCCTCCCATGCCATTCTGTCCAGCAATGCCGTGATCTGGCAGGGCGTAAAGTTCCCCGCGATACCTGCACGTCTCGCAACGCGGCTTATCCTGTTCGGTCATGACGCACTCCTTGCGCGTAGGGCGGCGGCGCATAGGGCGAGCGCGGGGGTGGCTGCGTCGGCTATTGCTGCCGTGCTTGAAAAACTGGATGGATTGACCACAGCGCCACCACGCCCATCAATGCGATCAACCGAAAAGTTATACCCCTCCGGCACCAACTGCATGGCAGCGTCCAGCGATCCGGTGTAGCGCCAGTGCGTATATTCCTCGTTCGCCGTGTCATCATCATTGCGGCGCATGACCACTGCGTCTTGCAGGCGGGCAATCTCAAGGTCCAGCGCCCTATCCGGCCCCTCCGCCCTCTCGATCCGGGCGGCGAGGTCAACCATTTTGCTGGCGTCGGGAAAATGGTCTGGTTCGTTGTGGGTCATGATGCGTCTGCCGCAGGGGTAGGCCAATTGACGGACGTGTAACCGACAATGCAGCCAGGCTCGACGCAGCCAGTTTCCGAAACATCCTGCTCCCAATCGAACGGGATGTCGCTCTGATAGGGGTGCAGAATTTCGCCGCAGGCCAGCAAGACGCGCCCGCCGTTCCAGTCCTTGGGCGCTTCCGTTCCGCCATGCCAGCGGGTCCAAAGCTGACCGCGTTCGCTGAAAACTTCGATCGTGCTATTCTGTGCCATCATTCATCTCCAATCTGGTCTGTCATTACTGCGCACTCCCACCCGCGATACCAAACGTCGCTCGCTCCAACTTCTGGCTCATCGGGACGCGCAGCCTTGTGCTTCTCCCATGCCGCGTCGATCATGGCGTTCTCAGCGTCGGTCAGCGGCCCATCAAA